CGCATCCTGCGTGGCATAGCCGCGCCGCGATTGCAGGCGGATGTAGGATCGCGCGTTCGGATCCGACGAGGCGCCCTTGTAATAGGGCGCATTGGTCACCGCGCCATCAGCATCGAGCAGGACCTGCTTGTCACCGATGTAGAATTCGTCGAAGCCGGCAATCGTGCCGGTGCCGGTCGCCACCACCATGTAGACATCCGAGCCGATATTCTCGATGAAGGTAATGACCCCGCCCGTTTTCACCTTTCCGTAATGGCGCACGCGCGGCTGAACCGAGCCGCGAATCGTCTGCTGATATTCGTTCTGCCCCTGCTGGCGACGCGCCGCTTTTTTCGCCGCACGCTGCTGCGCCGAGGAAAGCGCGGCATTGGCGGCATAGGCCGCGACGGCGAAGATGATATTCGCGGCGACGACATTCGCCGCCGTGCCGAAAATCAGCCCGGTCCCGGTGAGCGGGATGAGCAGCGGCGCAAGGAGCTGAGGCATTCACGCGGCCCTGAAAATCGCATGGTGCGGCGCATCGATCAGCGCAATGCCGGCATCGGATCGGACCGCCCATTGCGCGCCGGCGCAGATCGCGAACATGATCCGCCCCCGATCCGAAACGATCCCGATATCGCCCTCGCGCGGTGCATCGCCGGCTTCGACAAGCCCGGCTTCTCCGGCCCAGTCCCGCGCCCGATCGACCATCCCCCGCTGGCGGCAGAGCGCCGCCCATTCGCGCGCCGAGGCAAGGCGCGGGAAAGGAATATCCGCCGCGCCAAGGCCCTGCACGGCCCAGCCCGCCGCGAAATTTGCGCAATCGGATTTGCCCCAGATGAAGGGAATTCCGATAAAGCCGAGGCAATAATCCGCCGCGCCGGACATGCTTACAGCACCGGAGATTTGACGTTGCGCGTCGCCGAGATCGGGGCGAATTCGAGGCCCTTGTCGCCGGGGTAGCGGAGCTGCTGATCCTCGTCGGTATAAAACCCGTGGCGCGGCCGCGAGCGGGTGACGAAAGGCCCCTCGCATTGCAGCGTGATCCGGCGGGAACCCGCGTCCGCATCGAGGATCGGCACATCCATGAAGCCGGTCTGGCAGGCGATCGGCTCCTCGATGACCTGCCAGGCTTCATCGAAAAAGCAGATAGAAACGGTGATCGCCCGGCCGCGATATTCGGAGGCATCCACCACCATCAGGCGCGCATAGGCATCGAAGTGCTCCGCTGGCAGGCCGGAGAGCGTAACAGTGAAGGGCGAGGCAAAGGCCCCCGCCGCTGCATCGATTTCCGAAACGCCGATGAAATCCGCCGAGCCTGTCCATGTATGACCGCCCGCGACGAGATCGCCGCGCCCGGTCCAGAACCTGACATCGCCGGATTTGAAAGCGGCATGGAAGAGATGCGCCGCACGGAGAACCGCCATCAGACCGCCTCGACGAAATTGACGGTAAGATCCGCCGCCTGCAAGCGCGCCAGCGTGGCAATCCCGCCCTCGTCTTCGGCGAGGCGGAACGTGCCGCGCGCGCCGTCGAACCGGATCACGGATGCCGGCCCGGCCGGCGCGCGCAGCGGCGGTGAAAACGTGATCGCGCATTGCCCGCCCGAGACCGGCCCGGCGGTACGCACGATATGGAGACGATCCCCCACCGAGAAATACATGCCGGGCCAGGGCGCGGCGTGTGGCGTATCGTGCAGCACGAGCACGCCCGCCGTGGCGCGCGCCGGCAGCGCGGCAGCGAAAGAGACATTGTAGGCGCGGCCAAGATAGTGCGAGCCATCCGAGAAGGGCGCGCCATCGCTATGCGGAACGGAGAGAGCCGGCAGGCGAAAATCGGTCGCGCCCGGCGAGCGGGCGCAATCGAATGCCGGGACGATGATCCGCCCGGCGCGCCCGCCGAGCTGCGCCAGCACCGCGCGCCAGGTGAGGATATGCGCGCTCTTGCGGAGCTGGAACGTGAGCGACATGCGCCAGAACCCCGCGTCGGATTGCGTGAGGCGCTCGACGCCGGAGAGCGTGCGCCCGCCGGAAACCGCGCGCCCGGCCTCGCCGAGCGTGACGTCGAGCGGCTTGAGGTTCGCCGGCCAATAGATCACGCTCATCGCGCGCGCTGCTCCTCAAGCATGCCGGGCAGAGCCCGGTTGTTCGCCGCGATGCCTTGCCGGGTGATCGAGACCGATTGCCCGCGCGCCTGCTCGAGGATCTGCGCAACGAGATCCGGCGAGAGCGCGACCTCGAGCCGGGATGCCCCGCCGGAGCCCAATCCCTCGCCCTGCCGGATGCGATCCGCCGCACCGCGCGGGATGATCATCTCGCCTTGATGAACCCTGGCGATCATGTCGTTCGGAACATTGCGCGAGCCAACATCGAAAACAGCGCCGGGCGCCGGCAGCAGGGAGGAAAACAACCCCCCGCCACCGCCGCCAAAGCCGCCGAACAACGCGCCGAAAAGCCCGCCGGGCGCGCCGTTCTGCCCCTGCATCCCGAAAAGCGAGGCAAGCGGGCCTTGCCCGAGCAAAGCGGCCTGAATCGCCGCATCGGCGAGGCGCTTGGTAAGGTTCATCAGCGCGTCGGAGGCGTTCTTGCCGCCCGAAATCACATCCGAGAAAAAGCCGGACATGCTGGTGCCGAGGAAATTCACCAGTTCGCGCTGGCCCTGCATCGCCTCGCGCGAGCGTTCGAGACTGTCTTTCATGCGCGCCTGCGCCTCAATCATCTGCTCGAGCTTGGCGCGCTGCTCGTCCGAAAGTTCGATGTCCTTTGCCTTGAACTCGGCATCGGCCTTCGCGGTGAGAACAGCGCGTTCTCGCGCATAGACGGATTGCCCGAGCGTTTCCTGTTCCGCCTTGAGCGCCGCCGTCGCCTTCTCGATATTGGCGACGTATTTTTCATAGAACGCGAGATCGGTATCGGTCGGCGATGCGCCGCCGCTGCGCGAAACCGGCAGAGGCTGATCCGTGATCGGCCGGCGCGGCGGCCGTGCTGAGGGCTGAGCAAGCGGATCGGAAGGGCCAAGCTGGACCGGGCCGCTGCCCATCGGGATAAAAGGCACCGCGTCGTCGGCGAGTTGCTGACGCCCGCGTGCCGCATTGGAAACCGCCCGCAACTCGTCGCGCTGGGCCTGCAGACCCTTGAGGCGAGGGTCAAAAACTCCGCCGCGCTCGATCGACTTGATTTGCGCATCAAGGCTGGCGAGCCGCGCCTCGGCCGTCGCGGTCACTGCCCCAGCGATGTTCTCGGTTCCGCCGGGCAGAAGAGTCACAACCTGTTTGAGTGCGCTATAGAGCGCGCCGACCTTCGAAACAACGGCGGCAATCGCCTCTTCGGTATTGACCCAGCCGCGATAGAGCGCGACGCCAAGGCGCTCCAGATCCTCCAGGATTGGCCGCATACCCTCGGCCATGGTCTTGCGAGCCGCTTCGAGACGTTCCTCGAGCTGCCGCGCATTCTCGATCTGCTCGGGGGAGACAACTCTCTTGTCCGCCGTGGCGTTGACCATGGCGGAAAGGCTCATCCCGGCGCGATCAGCCCGCGCGATCAAGGCATCCGCCGCCGCCTGCCCGAACAGCTTTTCGGCAAGATCAAGCCCCTCCAGCGCGCGCCCGGCCTCCCGGAGACTGTCAATCGCGAGCAACGCGGCCTGTATTCGCGTCTCGGCATCTGCTGCGTTGCGATAAGCGGTTCGCGCCGCTTCGCCGGCCTCGGTAAAGCCGCCATTGCGCCAGAATTCATCGATCCGGTTTCCGACCGATGATCCCTCCAGCCCCTCGCGCGTGGCGCCCCGCGCGGTCTGGAGCGCGGCACCGAGAAGCTTTGCCTTCTCAACCGCTGCATCGGCACTCTGCACGAATTTCTGGTAGAAATCCGTAGAAACCCCGACCGCATTTGCTTCGGCCAGGATGCGGCGGTACTCGCCGAGACGCTCGATCGCGATGGCGATCGAAGATGCCGCAACGGCGGCAAAACCGGCATAGGCAAGCTGCACGCCGGTGATACCGGCGGCGAGCTTCGCGAGCGTGCCAAGCATGCCGCCGTCGATCTTGCGGCCCGAGGCGGCAGCGGCGCCCGCGAGCAGCGCCATTTGCGATGCGCCGGTTTGCGCAAGCTCGGTGAAGGCCTTGCGGGCCGGCGCGGTATCCGCGTTGAAGCGCAGGACAAGCGCTTGCGAGGCTCCCGACATCATGCCCGCCCTTTCGTCCATTCATCCGCCAGAACGGCGGCGAAATCACTGAATTCACCGGCCTTGCGCAGGACCGGCAGGGGCTTTCCCTGTTCGGCGAGCACATCCCGGAAAAGCACGTTCAATTCGCCCAGCGTGAGCGCATCGACCTCGCGCGGGTTCAACCCGAGGCGGCGGCCGAGGCGATAGAAGGCTCCGGGGTCGCCGGGTCTTGGCCCGGAGCCACCGCTTCCCCCGGTTCGCCCCAGCCCTCGACCCCCGCCACCGAGGCGAGCAGGACCTGAAGCGCCAGCGCTACATGATCGAAAAGGCGCGGGCGAATAAAGACATCGACCACCGCCGAGGCGACGGCGGGCGTGCATTCCCCGCCGCCGATCAGGCCGAGGCGGATCGTCTCCGCGATCTCCGCCTCGCCGACCGATTGCAGCGCGAAGCGATTGTTGATTTCCTGCACGCCGCGCGCGGTGAGGCGCTCAAGCTCGATCCGATCGCCGATGCGCAGAAGGAGGCGGCAGCGCCGCCCGCCGATCTCGGCATGGACAACGGGATGCGCGGGCGGTTCCGCCGGAAACCCCTCCGCCGCAAGATCGACACCGGCCATCACGCGACCGTTGCGTAGGTCAGCGTGCCCTCGCCGCGCAGGGAAAGAGCACATGTCGTGTTGCCGGCGCCGGCAGCGGCGCGCTGCATGCTCTCGACCCACACGAAACCGGTGTAGGAGGAGCCGCCAACCACATCTTCCACGACCTTGATCTCGACCGTGGTGCGCGCGCGATAGGCCGCCGCGACATAGCCAAAAACAGGCTGGTTGGGATCGAGAATGCCGTCGAGCTGAACGGACCAGCTCGTCCCCGTGGGGCGCGAGGAACGCGCCGGGATCTGATCAGGGTCCAGACAATCCGAGAGATAGACCTCTTCGAAATTGGTTTGCTCCTGCAAGGTCTTGTTGGTCGAGGTGCAGAAAAACTTGAACCGCGCGTCGCCGGCCGTGACGCCATCGGAGATATAGACGCGGAATTTCGTGCCCTGAAGAATAACGGGAAGAGCCATGGTGCAGCCTCACAGGATGAAGGTGAAATCGGCATAGGCCGACCGGGGAGAAAGCGGGTCGATGACATCACCCGCCGCGACGCATTGCGGAGAAAAGCCAGCGAAGGGGGCGGCGCCGTAGCGCTCGTCGAGCGCGGCGACGGCAAGGTCAATCAGGTCATGGGCTTCGAGGCGATCCGCCGCGAAGCTCTCGGCATAGATGCGGAGCCGGCATTGCCAGTTCCCGCAATCGCCGAGCGGCGTTTTGAGGAGCGCGTCGAAGTAGAGATAGGCGCCGGAATTGGCGGGCCGATACACCGGCGAGCCCGGCGCGATTTCGCCGGGGTAATCGATGTGGATCTCGCCGCGCACCGCATCATCGAGCGCGGGAACGGATTTCAGCCGCTCGACGATATCGCCGAGGGCATCACTGCTGCGCATCATCCGCCTCCGCTGTTTTCAGGCGCTCGCCGCGCTGGATGAGACGACGCCCCTTGCCGGCGGCGACGACACGATCCGCGATATGCTCGGTCACCGCGTGGTCACCGGGCAGAAGCTCGAAAACCACGCCTTTCACCGGGACATCGCAACGCTCGGTGACGCGCAGGTTTTTCCGGCGAGCGGACATCAGCCCTCCTGATCTTCGGCGACGGCGCGGGCCATGACTTCGGCCTGTTCAAGCCGGCGGCGGGACAGGATCTCCTCCGCCGACGAGTAGAAAAACGGCGTAGCCTCGGTGCCGGGATGCGCATAACTCACCCTGCGACGGCCGCCGGATGCCTCATCGAAACGCGCGGCTGTCACAACGTTGCGCCGCCGCGATCCGGCACGGGTGCCGCGCTCGACAAAGGGCGCGTAATCAGCGCTGGACGCATCCCGCTGCGCCGTAGCCCGGAACACCATCTCCTCGCCCTCACGGGTGCCGGTGATGCCGGCGACGAGGCGCCCGGTGCGGCGGGATGCCCGGCTTTGCGCCAGCGCCACCATTTCCGCGAGCGCACGCTCATCCACCCCGCGCGCGGCGCCATGCATCCGCGTGGCGGCGCGGGTGAGCCGGAACCCCCACTTGAGGATGGAGGTGTAATCCACCTCCAGGCCGACCATTTCGGCCGCAAAAACGGCTTGACCGGCTTTTGAGCTTAAGGCGAGCTGGCCGGCCTTGTACACAAGCGCGGGAAGCGACATCAGCCTTGATCCTTGCGAACCTGAAGCACGATATCGCCACGATCGGGCAGGCCGGCGGAAACAATCGCGAAGCCGACGCCTTCGATATCGACGCGATCCGCGTTGGTGATCGTGCGGGCCGCCCGGCAATCGCGCAGGATGATCTGCGCGTCGATCAGGCCCTGCGCGCCATTGCCGAGCGCCGCCTCTTTCAGGCCCGTCTCGCGATAGGCGCATGCGATGCGGGTGAGACCGGCAACGGGCAGGTATTCGCCGCGCGAGGAGCCGCGTGCGCCGTCAAGAACGGCGCGGCGGTGGACCGTGCAGCGGCGGTTGAACTGGCCAGCCGGACGCATGATCAGGCCGTGCGACCGAATACCACGATGGAATAGGTGACGGCGGTTCCGCCGCCGGAATTGGCGATGTTGAGCTTGTCGCCCGTGCCAGCAGTGACAGACCACCCCGCATCTGGCGCCGTGATCAGGAACATCTGCCCCGGCGCGACGATGATTCGGTCTGTGATGTCGGCAAAGGGGCCGAGGAATCCATTCGACGCGGCGGGGCCGACGCGGACGTTGTTGGTATTTGCGGCATCCGCCTCGATGTAAATCGCGGCGATTTCAGCGAAATTGACCGTCGCGCCGAACACGTTCGCCAGCGCGCCGATGAGATCGATATCCTCGTTGGCGGAGGCGGCAAGGGTGCGCGTATCGGCGAATTTCTCGTCGATCTGCCCGTTCGCGACGCCCGAAAGCCAGGAACGTCGCTTGGATCGGCGCAGGGTATCGACCGGCGCGGAAAGATCGCTGGCAGCGGTATGGACAGCCTCGATCGTGACCGCGATGTTTGCGGTAAGCGGCATGATAAACCTCGTTGATTGGCGGCAGTGCCGCTATGCCAGGATAATCGCCGCGCCGGTAGGGCGCAGCCCGGTATCAGCCGACGATTTCGTCAACGCTTGTCGCGTCGTAATCCGAAGCGGGCGAGGCCTTCGCGCCGAAGCCGAAGAGATAGCCGGCGGCATCGCAGGCCGCCGTCGCGATGGTCATGGACAGGCGAACCCAGCCGAAGCCGTTCGCCAGATCAAGATCAGACGGCTTGAAGTTGATCCACGCCTGCTTGTTGTCGTCATTGCCGACCTTGGTAAATTGCGTAATGGCTTTACCCGGAAGATCCTTGACGCCCGTGCCGGCACCATCGGTCGCCTGCTCAATTTTTGCATCAATCGTTGCGGATGTAGTCATGTCTCCGGGCGCGACCAAGGCGGCATAGGCGGAAAAGTCATCGGCTTGTATCCACGCCGTGGTCTGGACCGAGGCGTTATAGGCATCAGCATCGATCGCACCCAGCAGCGCAACGGATTCGGTCATTTTTCGATTGGCAGGCATTGGTAATCTCCTTTTGTCAGCCGGGTCCGAGCCCGGTGCGGCAGTAGGGCGAGATCAGGGTTTCGACGAGCCCGCCGGTTTTCGAGGAATCCTCGCGTTTGAGGTAGAGATCGCCCGCGCGGAGCATGATCGCGGTGCGGATCGACGCCGGTACATCGGGCGCTGCCGCGCCAAAACCCGCCGTAAAGGTCACGCGCACCGCATCGGGCCGCGCCGCCGTTTCCGGCCAGGTAGCGCCGGATTTGAGCGCGAGCACCGCGCCGCCGCGCAATTGCACGAGGCGATAGGCGGAGGCGGCAAGCGCTTGATCGACATCCACCGCATCGGAATAGGCGATTGCGGCAAGGCTGACATCGGGGAAGGGCAGTGCGAGCACCCCGCCACAGGGGAAGGCCGGAAAATCGATGCGCCATTGCTGATTGATCAGACACCGCCCGAGCACGCCGGACCAGCCATCGAAATGCGCGACGGCTGCAGCGAGGTAAACGGCAAGCGGGGCATCCTCGTCATCGAAATCGATGCGCAGATGCGCCTTGAGTTCCGCGAGCGTGACCGGCGCGATGGCCGGCCCCTCAACGCGCACGGGAAGCGGGCGCATCACGCGCCCGCGTCTTGCGTTTCAGCGCCGGGCGCATCGGCCCCGGCGTCGCGCTTGGTCTTCTTGCCGGGCGCATCGGCCCCGGCGTCGCGCGGCGGCGCGGCATCCGGCGCGGAAACGCCTGAACCGAGCGCGACAAGGCGATCGTGCTCGGCGGCACTGACGGCGATCACATCGCCGGGCACGGCATCGCCGTAAAAGCAGGTGAGGCGAACCTTCATCGGTTCCTCCGTCAAATGAGGGCTTGAAAAACAGGCACGCCGGGCGCGCGGCCCAGCGGAACGCGCCGCGTCACGATGCGGCGTTGACGAAGACCTTGAGCGCGCCGCCGACATCGACATAGGCGCCGCCGGAGCGGATCCAGCCGAGAAAACCGACCTGGCCTTTCTTGGCGTAGGCGGAATCATCGAAGCGCTGGAGAAGGACCGACAACACATCGCGGATCATGTAGGAGGAGAAATCCCCGTAGACGATCGAACGTGCGCTCGCGGCCATGGCCGGCATGTGATTGTTGATTTGGATCGGGTCGTTGAGAACGCGATCCGGTGCACCGCCGGGGCTCCCGGTCTCGTAGCCAGGGACGAAAATCGGCCGGCCCTCCGCGTCCTTGATCTTGCGGATCTGCCGCATGGTAAGATCGTGGAACATAAAACGACAGTTGCCGGTCTTGCGGTACTCAATATCCACACTGTGCTGAAGATCGACCAGGCTGTCATAGGTGATCGACGTGACCTGCGACGTGCCGTTCGCGGCGGTGACGCCCACGGGCGCGGCGATGGCTGCGCCCTTGGGCTTGGAAACGCCGTCCCCCGCCGTGAAGTGCCTGTTGGTGACACGGCCGAGGCGGTTGACGATGCGCTGGTTGACGAAGGCCTCAACGTCGATCGCCGAGTCCTGAAGAAGCTCGATCGGAACCGGCACCACCTTCGACGAGTACTTGTACGGCGTCAGCATCGTAAAGCCGAAGCTGATATCACCGTCTGAAGCGCTTGCGTTCTCGGCGACGATCTCGCCTTCCTCGTTTGTGCCATCCGAATTCGGGTAATTGATCGGGTTGCCCTGTTCGGTCTGAATGACGGTCGCGACCTCGCGCATGCCGCCATAAGCCTTAAGCGCATCGAGCACAACCTTCGCCACCTCGGTCTGCACCGTGTAGCCGCCTTCCGCGCCGGAGGTGGTGGACATGGCACCCTGCACGTTTCGGATCACCGCCCATTCCTCGGCGGAAATGGCGCGATCGCCGCCGCGCAGCCATTTCGCGTGCAGCTTGCCGATCTCGCCCTTGTCGCGCTCCAGCTTGCCCGCGGCCTCGTCGATCTGACTGTCGAGCGCGCCACGCGCGACGGAGGCGTTGAAATCGTTGATGCGCTTGATCTGCGCGTCGATCCGGTCGATCTCCGCCATACCGGCGTCATAGATCGGCTGATCGACCGCCTCGTTCCACGTTTCCTTCTTGACGAGGGCGTCGATTTCCTTCGCCTTCGCCGCGCGGGCTTCCCGCAGAGCTTGAATGCTCATGGCATTGCCTTTCTGTTTGTGAGTGCCGCGTGACGCGGCGGAGCTGCTTCGCGCGGCGCGCTATGCAGAGGCGTGCAGAAGCCGGAGGCGATGCGCCCGAAGGCGATGCGCGGCGTTCTGGTCGGGTGCTGCCGCCGCAGGAGGCGGCGCGGCAGGCTGCGGCGGCGGGGCCGGCGCATGGCGATAGGCATCGACATTCCATTTGGCGCGCGCGGCGCGCGTGTCGCCCGACGTGACGACCTCGTCGGCGAGGCCGACCTCGACCGCCTCGGCAGGGCCGAGCCAGGTTTCCTCGACCATCATCGCCGCGAAGTCCTCGGCTGATTTCCTGCCGCGCGCGGCATAGGTTTCGGCGATTGACCGGTCGATCTGATCGAGAAGCGTCTGGGTTTTGCCGTGATCGGCCTTGTTCCCGACCGTGAGCGTCCATGACTCGTGGATCATGATGAAGGCGCCCTCGGCCATCACGGTGCGATCCCCCGCAGCGGCGAGCAGGGAGGCGGCGGAGGCGGCATAGCCATCGACATGGACCGTGATGGAACCGGCATGCTCGCGCATCGCCTGCACCATGGCGCGGGCGGCGAAGACATCGCCACCCGGCGAATTGATGCGCAGGATCGCGTCCCCCTCGATCGCCGCGAGCGCCTTGGCGAAGCTTTCCGGTGCGATGCCGCCCCACCACTCCGCCTCGAGTTCCGAGCCGACGATCACGTCATAGATGTAGATCGTGTTGCCCTCGGCCCGGAACGAGCCGCGCCGGGAATTGGCCTTGATGAGATTAAGCAGCGGGTTGCGCATCGGAATTTCCGTCCTGAGTGCCGGGCGCGGTGCCGGCGGGAAGGGGTTCGAGGCTGTCGCCGCCTTCGGGCGCATCGGCGAGGCCCATCATGCGGCGGCCCTCGTTGACCGTAATGACCGGGCGCTCTCCCGCGCGGCCCAGGCCGGTGCGGATCGCCGCCATCAACGTCTTGAGATCGGCGCGCTCGAGATCGGTGGTGTCGAAACGGACACAGCGCCGGCCCTGCCGGAACAGCTTGCGATCCAGCTCGTTCTGGAACCGGGTCAGCCACGGCCGCAGCGTGTAGCGCACGAAGAGCATGCCCATCGTATCGACGCCGGAACCCCAGCTTGTCGTTTTTTCGGTATGGCCGATCATGAAGGGCGGGACGCCGTAGAGTCGGGCAATCTCCTCGATCTGGAACTTGCGCCCCTCGAGAAGCTGCATTTCTGCAAGCGGCATCGAAAGCGGATCGACCTTGAGCCCGCCTGTGAGCACCATAGGCCGATGCGCATCAGCGAAACCCTTGAACTGTTCCAGCCTGGCGTAGAGATCCGCCACCGCATCTTGCGAGAGCAGTTTATCGGTGCTCAACGTGTAATCCGGGCGAGCGCCATTGGCGAAGAACCGCGCCGCGTATTCCTGCATGGCGTTCGCGGCGGCGCCAGCACCGCGAAGCGCGTGCCGCAGGACGGAAAGCCCGAGTCTACCGTCAAAGCCAGGCCCGGCAACGTGGATCACATCATCTTGATCCAGCGCGCGAACCGAGCCGGCAAGGCCAGTCTCAGGCGCGACCGCATAGACCAGGCGTTCGCCATCCGGCGTGATCGCGACGGTGACCCGGCCCGGATGGAGCGGCACCAGCGCGCGGACCTGCCCGAAGGCATCCCGGCGGATCTCGATATAGGCATTGCCGTGCAAGAGCAGGGAGGCGCAGGCGAATTCCCATGCGCTCGACGCAGACCAGCGCGGCGAAAACTGCTCGTTGAGCAGATACCACAGCGGATCGTCCTGAAGCTTGACGAAATCGCCCTTGTTGGACCGATAGCCCGGGTCTACCGGCATGCTCAGAATGCCGCCCGCGATCAGGTTGACGCAGGAATAGACGGCAGGCAGCGTGCGGGCAGTGTTCTCGGAAAGGCCGCCAAGACCGCCCGCGCCGGAGGCGACGAATGCGCTCCAGAAGTCAGACCCGCGCGTGATCTCGGAGATCAGCACGTTGCGCGGCGCTTCCGAGGTGACCTCGCGCGGGGATTCGCCCGGCTCCGGCTGAGCGCCGCCGCCGAGCAGCCGTGAAAGCCAGCTCACACGAAAATTCCCGGCGTGCCGGCGGCCTGCGGATTGTAGCTCATCAGATCCACCGCGTTGAAAAGGGCGATGAGCGGATCGATTTTCGCGACGCCGCTGGTTTGCTTGGTGATCACCACCGAATGGCCCTGCATTTCAGCCTTCGCATTGCCGACGCTCCAGGCCATCAACGGTTGCCCGGCATGGCGGAGCGTGCCTTGCTTGAGCTTGCGCGCGGCGATGCCGTGCGCGGTTTGCAGCCGGTAGCCTTGCCCGACCGCCCGCATCGCGGTTGCCGGAAACCCCTCGCGCAGCAGCGCGTCGATAAGGAGGCCGATCGCGACGCCGGAACGGTCGATCCCGATCGCGTTGACGATCTCGCCATCGTCATTCGCCGGCAGAAGCCCGGCATCCCGCGCCGCCACGATCATCTCGACCATCTCGGCAACGTCGCTGTCCTGCGCTTCCGCAATATCGATAAAGACAAGATCATTGTCCTTTTCGAAGTCGAGCAGGCGCGGCGCGGCTTGCTTGTGGCGCTCCAGCACGCCGCGATCCGCATAGGCCCGGCCCCAATGGAGCCAGCGGCCCGAGCCCTTCTCGCGCCCGAGCGCCGCGAAGCCGAACAGGTCATCAAGCCCGCCGCCATCGGCCCCGAAGACAATGCATTCCGAGCGGCGGAGCAGATCCGCGAAGGTAATCGCGCGATCCGCCGCGCCCTCCCAGTAATCCGCGCCGATCCAGCGGTTCGAATGGAGCGCGAGGCCGATCTCGATGTTGAGGTGCTGCGACGCCCAGCCGCGCAACTCGGCCGCGCCGTCCGCATCCGCCTTCGCGAAAAGCGTCTGCAAGCGCGGGATGGTGATCGAAAAGCCGAGGTTCGGCGTAACCAGCGCCCAGAGTTCCGGGCTTTTCCACGGTTGCGCCGGATCGCGCTGCACTTCCTCCGGCAGCTCGTAAAAGATCGGCAACAGAACCGAATTCGTGATGCGCCCGTCGCGAACCGCGCGGCCATAATCCAGTTCGGTCTTGAACACGCCGGCGGGCGGCGAGTCCGATTGCGTCGAGATCAGGATCAGGAACCCCTCGGCGATCGAGATCCGCCCGCCCCGGATCTGCCGGAGCACATCCGCCGCCCAGGATATCGTGCCGAGAAGATGCACCTCGTCGATCAGCGCGCCGGCATATTTCCCGCCCGTTGCGACCTTTGCGTCAAAGGTCATCACCTTGAGCGTCGCGCCGGTGAGCCGGTTCGTGATGATCTTGAGGTGATCCTGCACATGCAGGAGATCGGGCAACTCCTCATCCGCCTCGATCATCCCCTTGATCGCGGAAAAGGAGAGCGTGGCGATTTCCTGCGTGGGGCCGAACAATGCGAATTGCGCGCTCGGGCGCTCGTTGATGATCAGGACCGTGAGCATGATGCCGGCGGCCCCGGTGGTCTTCGAATTCTTCTTCGGGACGAGCGCGAAGATCTCCTCGATGTAGCGGACGCCGTTGAGCGGATCCCAGGACCCGAACAGGGCGCGAACCACATCGCGGACCCAGTCGTTGCCGGAATCCGCCATACGCGGGCGCCCCGGCACATCGGGCAGGCGCAGCTCGTTGAAAACGCGGACGCCGCGATCCGCCGCGTTGTCGTTGAGCGGAAGCCCTGGCGGCAGCAACGAGCGCCGGGCTTTCAGCGCATCGAACCAGCCGGGGTTCGAGAGATCCCAATAGGCGCGATCTACTGCAACATCTCTTGCGAGAGCTTGGCCCATTTGCCGGATCTCCCCGCCTTCTCGGCGGCTTTTGCCTGTTGCACCTTCTTGCCCAGCGTCTCCTTCTCGGAGGCGCGGGCCTCGCCTGCGGGCGCAGCGCGCCGGGCGGCGATGCTCGCGAGATCGATCTCATCGAGCATTTCCTTCAGCGCCTTTGCCGCAGCGGTGGAACCGCCGCGGGCCTGCCGATGCAGGGTTTCTATGATCTCGGCGCGGGCGGTTTCGCGGGCGTGGTCGAGATCGGCGCGGAACGCGCGGCGCAGCGTCGGTTCGCTGACCCCCAGCCGGGCGGCGATGATCGCTTCCGCGATGCCGGTAGCTTTCAGGATGCGGACCCGCTCGCGATCGGCGTTCATCGGCACGTAACGCTTGCGTCCTCGCGGGCGGGGCGGCGCTGGCCCGGATTGGAGCGGCGCACTTTCGAACAGGGTCGGCGCGCATTCCGCCCGCGCGGCAGAAAGCGTTTCGGCGAAATACTTGCGAAGCGTCGGCAGCGAGAGTTCCAGCGCCTCGGCAATGGCCTCGTCGCTCTTGCCGTCAACAGCCATCGCGCGGACCTGATCGAAATCAGCATCGCCGGGTTCAAAGGACGGCCTCCCTTTATTTTTCGCAGCCGCGTCGCAACCATCCACCACGAAAAAAAATCCCTGAAAGGGGGAAGAGCGGGTCCTAGGCGGGGAAGGCGCCAGAGATTTGAGCCGCCCCCCTCTGCTGGTGCTCGCGAGCCCGCTTGCGGTTGTCGCAGGCGGCGCAGAGGCACAAAATGTTGAGCGGATCGAAATCCGCCCCGCCGTCCTTGCGTGCTACCTTGTGATCGCTGCGCAGTTTCCAGGGCGTTTCGGTGTGATCCGCGCCGCATGCCTCACAGCGATAGCCCCGTGCCCGCTTGATCGCGGACGAGAACTCAACCCATTCCCTCGTGCGATAGAACGGATCGACGGGCTTCACCCCGCCCGGCAACCTGCCGGGATGACGGGGCAGGCGATCCATTGCGCTGCCGATCTTCACATGATGCGTCATCCCGCGTGATTCCACCCCGGATATGCTGGATAAACCGCACGTTTCTTTTTTTATTTTTGCGCCGGGAACGCAAAAGCCCGCCGCCGTTTCCGGTAGCGGGCGCGATTCGTGCTGATAACTGAAACTGCGCTTCCGACTGCGCAGTTGTCAATTCATCCCACGCTTCGTTTTTGCTCGACTCTTGTGGAAATGCCGATTTCATCGCCAATCACCACGGCCTGCACGCGCCCGCGCTGCGGGCCGGTAGCCCCCCACACCTCAACCGAGAGCACGTCGAGCGCCTCGCGCAGCCGCATGGTGAGGTAATCGAGCTTGGCGCGCCCCGCCTCGGCGCCGGGCCAGCGCGCGGCGAGCATGGTCACGGTCTCGCCCTGTCCCGCCACGGCGGAGACGATGGCATAGCCGACCTGCCCGAGCATACGCGCGAGCCGCGCCAATTCGAGATGCGCAGCGGCGCAGCTCTCAGGCAACGGGTCGCGCCCGCGCCCGCCATCCACGCGCATCCGCCCGTAATCGATGGCTTGCGACGCGCCGACCATCGCCCGCTCATAGATCGCGCGGAACCGCGTGCCGGCCTCGTATTGCCCCACATCGAGCCTCCCGCGCGCCCGCATCATCTCCAGCGGGTGCTCGGCAAGGTTCACCCTGACCTGAAGCGATGCGCCTGTCTCGATCGGGTCCGGCACGATCCGCGTACCGGCGACGATCTTCCCGCCGGAAGGGTCCGCGCCCCGCTTCGCCCTGGCACGCCGCGCCGCCTTGGCCTCCTCGCGCTTCGTCAGCGCTTTCGCCGCGCGCAGGGCTTCCCATTCCACCTTGTCCATCGCAATCCCCATCCGTCAGAACCCGCTTGCCTGCTTCACGTCTTCCGGCGGTGCTGGCGCCGGCAGGAACACACGATACGAACCCCGGAAAGTCGGCATCTCGCAGCGCCGCGCCCGGAACCATGGCCGCCAAGCCTCCATTTCCGGCCCGTCGCAGGGGTAGGGCTGCACCGCCGTGATCGCCTCGGCGGAGGGCATGTCGCCGGGCTTGCAGGTCATGCCGGTGCCCTTGATTGCCCACTCGACCATCAGCGAGCAGCGCTCGCCGCGTTTCAGCTTGCCGAAGAGCAGCGCCCACCACTCCCGGCTCCACGGCGCAACGGCGATCACGCCAGCGCTCGCCTTCCGCGCCGCCGCCTCGGCGTCGATCAGGGTCCAGCGCCGCTGGCTGAGATAGCTCCAGGAGGCCGGCACCGTGCTGCGCTTCGCGGCCTTGAGTTCGGCGAGGAAGGGCGCCACCCCGTCGATCGCGGCGCGCCGCTCGGCAAAGGGCAGTTCGGCCCAGGCCGTGGCGAGCTTGGCCTGATCATCCACCCCGACACGGGGCCAGACCTTGCGGAAATCGTCGAGCGTGACGGCAGGGCCGGAGGTCGCCCCATCCCCGGCCAGCCCTGCGCTCTCGTCATGGCCGCCCGGCGAGCCGGATGTGGCGCCCGCCGCATGCGCCCACGCGCTCTCTTTCTCAACTCTTGAGGGTTCTCTTAAGGGGTTGGGTGACACAGCTATGTCACCCTGAGATGTCGTCAATGTCACCCTAAGCGCTTCGTTAGGGTGACATGGTGTCACCCTAAGCGTTTCTCCGGGCGCCGCCTCTTCCGCCTTGTCGCATGCGTTTTGCGCATGGCCGGCGGTTTCCTCGGCATCCACCGCGCCGCCGTTCCTCGCCTCGAGTTCCGCGAAGAGGCCGGGCCGGGAAAGCTCGAACAGCAGCCGGATATCCATCTCGTAGCAGCGCGTCGAGCCCTTGCCGGCGCCGCCCTCGCGCACGAGGCGCAACAGCCCGATCGCGCAGAATAGCCGCAGCACGCGCTGCACGGTGCGTTCCGCGCATTCCGCCGCCGTGGCCAGCGTGGCGACACTTGGGTAAATGTTGCGGCCCTCGTCGTCGCAGCAATCGACGAGCTTCAGGAGCACGATTTTCGCCGCGTGGGACGGTACCCGCGCCCCGAAGGCGAGACCGAGAAGGCGCGCACTCATAGCGGCATCTCCCCTTGCGATTCGTCATCACCAACATCAAAATTCAGCCACAGCACCTCTGTCCGCGCCCTCGCGCCATCGGCCAGCGCCTGGCGCTCGATGCGGCGCCAGTCCGCCAGCGCATCATCGTAGATCGGGTGCGGATAGCCGGAGAGGACGACACGCCCGCGCAGCGTGCGCAGGAAAACCAGCAGCTCGGCATGATCGTCGTCCGTCATCTCGTGCCGGTACTTGTGCTTTGCGCAATAAGGGTTGCCCTTCGACCGCGTGTCGTGGACATAGGGCGGGTCCACGTAATGCAGGGTCTCCGGCCCATCGTGCTGGGCCATGACATCCATCGCCGGGCGGTTTTCGATCGTCACGCCGGAAAGGCGGTCGATGATCGCGCCGAGCGCCGGGGCATAGTTCGCCCAATCATGGGCCGGCGTGGTGCCGCTCCGGTTCGAATTCGCGCGGAACGCGGTTGACCGCCCAAGCGCGCCCGTGGAGCCAAAACCCATGAACGCGCGGATGATCATCCGCCGTGATTGCTCGACCGGGCAATCTGTCCGCGCATAGGCACCCACGAATTCATCACGGGCGAAAGGCGTGAGCCGCAGCGCCTCGCGCAACTCTCCCGCCCTTGGCGATCGCAGTACACGGAAGAGGGTGACCAGTTCGGCGTCCAGATCGTTGTAGATCTCCGCATAGGCGCGCGGCTTTCGCAGCAGCACGGATGCCGCGCCGCCGAACGGCTCGACATAGACCCGGTGCGCGGGAAAATGCGAGATGATCCACGGCGCGAGCAAAAACTTGCCGCCGTGCCAGCGGATGAGGGGGCGTTCGACATCGAGTTGAGGGGAAGCGCTCACGGCTCCACCTCGCCGCATTCGCAGTGCCAGCACAGCACGGACCATTGCCCATGCGTCGGGCCGAGATCGGCGGCAATCATCCATCCCCGCCGGAAATACTCGGGCAGATCGCGGAACCTCACGTAGCGAAACAGGCCTGTCCTCATCCTGCCTCTCCTTGATTGAGGTCGCGCACGAGGTTGAAGCGTTCGAGCAATGCGGCGCGGTCGCGCGCCGTGCCGATCGGCCCGTCCCACCATTGCGGCCCGAGAAACAGCAGCGTTCCGCGCCGCAGGCCGCGCATCGCCTCGGGGCTGTTCACATAATAGATCACCAGCCCGTCACGCCGCCGGTACTGACCAAAGCCGGTTTCCCGCCAGCCCCAGTCATTGAGCGCGGCATTGCGCGCAAGCACGGCATTGCCGGCGATGAGAATAGCCGCCCCCATCGTCACACCCGCGCCGGCATCTGGACCACGAGGCACCCGGCATCGCCGGTGATCAGCATCGGCGAGCCGGTATCCTTAATCGCCAGCGTAATGTCTTCCGCCTGATGCGCGCGCACCGCCTCGAGCAGATAGCGCCAGTTCATCCCGATCTGGGGTGCCTTGACCGCGCCCGGCGCGAGCACGCGCTCCGTCGCGGTGCCATAATCCACGCTTTTCGCCTCGATCTCGATTGCATCGGGAACGAGGCTGATCTTGATGTGCGGCGAGACAAAGCGCCCCACAAGCGCGCCGGCCCGGCGCAGCGCGGCCTCGATATGCCGGCGCGGCAGCGTCACCGAAAAGGGCGGGGGCGGCGGAACAACGCGGCGATAATCGGGGAACGTGCCGTCGATCAGCTTGGCGACGATCTCGATATCCCCGAACGCGAACCGCACCTTTTTCGGGCCGAACGCGAGATCCACCGTCTCGACACCGCGCGCCGCCGCGCCGCCGAGCAGGCGCAGGACATGCCCGACAGCGCATCGCGGCACGATGCCGCCCGCCATCCCAGCCGCGCCTTCCGGCAACGCAACGTCCTGCGCGCAGAGGCGGTGGCCATCCGTCGCCACGGCGCGCAGGTGATCGCCCTCGATATGCAGATAAGCCCCGTGAAGGTAATAGCGCGCATCATCTTCCGACATCGCGAAGGCGACACGGGAGAGCAAAACGCGCAGATCCGCCGCCGGCATCCCGAATCGATGCGTTGCCTCGAATTCGGAGCGATCCGGGTAATCGGCGGCAGAATAGCCGTTGAGCCGATACCGGATCGGGCCGGAGGTCATCTCGACAACGCTCGCGCCATCGGGGTCCCATTGCAGCGTGATCCGGGCGACCGGATCGCAGGCCCGCAGAAGTTCGCGCAGTTTCCGCGCTGGCATGCAGACCGCGCCCGCGCCGCCGATCTCCACATTCTGCGTGGCAGCCGTGACGTGATTGTCGAGATCCGTGCCGGAGATTTCCAATCTTCCGTCCACCCGGAGCCGAACGGTTTCAAGGATCGGGATCGTGCTCCGCGCCGAAACGACCGGTACGACGCGGTTGAGCATGGCAAGCAGAACAGGTTGTTCGATCCGTATCTCAGGCATCGGCTTTCCTTTCGGGGCAAACGGGGGAGGGCGATTCCGCGCCGCACAAAACAGGGGGATCGCTGGGCGGGTGCTTTGGATTTTTCGGAAATGCGTCACGCGCGCGAAGCGCGCGGCACACCTCGCGCACGATCGCGGCGCCGGTCGCGTGATGGGCGATGTTGCCGATGTTGCCGACCATTGTGGTGCGCGTCGGCGCGCTCAGGCCGACGTGCTGCGCTACGGAGCGCAGCTCTTCCGCCCAGAGCAGATCAAGCATCTGCACTGTGATCCTGCGATCCTGACGATAATAGCTGTGCCCGCGTACGGGATGGACCGCCCCCGGCTCGACCTCGAACAAATCTGTCCAACCCACATACCGGACCGCATCATTTTTCCATTTCGGCGCAAGCGCTACGAGAACGAGCGGGATGTGCTGACGGAAGACGCGGATCTGATCTTTCAACCGATCAAGCGTGTCGCGGCTCGACTTGATCTCGACGCCGACGAGGTAATCGCGGCCTATGAAAGCCATGTCGATGCGGCGGGTCTGTGCTACGACGAGTTCGTGGACGAGCCTCGCGCCGGGCCACATCTGCCGCCCCCACGCCTCAATGCAGCGCCGCATTTCGAACTCCTCGGATGAGCGGTTCGTCGTCATCCCACGGCCTCCGGCGCTTCCGCACCCCAGCAATCCCAGCCCGGCCGGGTGGCGCGGGCGTTGAGTTCGATTTTCGGTAGGCTCGGGAAATAGGCTTCGATCAGCGCGTGGAACGCCTCGGGCTTTTCGGAATGCCGGCCCGGCGGCGCATCGATGATCGAGGGGAATTGATCGCCCATCGCCGGGGCCGGCACATCGCCGCGCGTGCCGACGAGGAGGATTTCATGGGCGTTGCGGAACCAGTATCCGGTGCCGAGCACGGGCGAGCACAACGCGAGATCAAAGGCGCTGTATTCCTCGCCGTAAGTGATCGGCACGGCCTTCCGCCAGATGCACTGGCTTTTGTACTTAAAACCCCAGGCCGCCATAACCTCCAGCGCATCGGGCAGCATCGGCGCCGTCGCCCACAGAAACAGCACGCAATCCCGCGCGGCGAGAGTGCCCACGGGCCGGGCCATGATTTCCTCGGTCGGGCTCGTCGGGTAGTGGTTCTCCGGCGCGCGGTCCATCCCGCCCTCGCCCCAGGTCTCGAAGCGCCATTCCGGGTCGGCGAGAATGACGCCGTACCGCTTCGTCTCCCCGGCCAGTGCGGCATTCGCCTCGGCAATTTTTCCGGCAAGGCGTTGCTCGCGCACCGCGCGCTCTGCCTTCTTACGCGCTTTCGCGGCGATGCGACTGGCCTCGGTCTCCGCTTTCAGCCGGTCATAGGCGTGCTGGATCGCCTCCTCGGAAAACGGCCCGCCCTCGCGCTTGATCGCCTCGCGCGCCGCGCGCAGCCCTCCTTGTGCCGCGTGGAGCGAGACAAGGCCGCGTTCCGCCTCCGCCAGCACGGCGGGCGGGGCCTCGCGCATCAGCGCGCGGGCGCTGTCCACCTGCCGGGGCGAGACATTGAGAAGCGCCGCCGCATCGGCAATGCCGGTTTCATGACGCAAATTTGCGCTGCTTTCCGCCACATCACCTCGCCGCGCACCACCGTGACCGCGCGTCACCAGCTTCGCGGCGATCAGCGCGCGTTGCGTCTCGTCGAGGTGCCGGCGGTGCAGGTTGAGCGAGACGACATAGGCAGGAAGCTCTTCCGTCGCCACACCCGAGACATCGCGCGCGAGCCCGCGATTGACGAGATCGAACACTGGCGCCGGCACATCCTCGGGCGACCACCCGGCGCAGCACAGCGCCCGGTAGCGGTTGCGCCCGTCGATGATCGCGCCGCGCCAGATCAGAATCGGGTTGTGCAGCCCGTTTTCCGAGATATCGCGGCACATCGCTTCGAATTCCGCGCCTTCTATGAGCGGGAAGATTTCGGCCAGCGGATGGAAGGGGATGCCCATCATTCCATCCCCAGCGCGCGCAGATACGTCTCGAGGATTTCCGCCTGGGCATGGCGATCCGCCGGGTCCTGCCGGCGGAGCACGATGATCTTGCGGATGATCTTGACGTCGAATCCCGTCGCCTTCGCCTCGCCGAGGACATCCTTGATATCCGAGGCGAGGGCCGCCTTTTCCTCTTCCAGCCGCTCGATCCGCTCGATGAAAGCCTTGAGATGCCCGGCGGAATTGGAGCCGAAATCCTCGCCGCGCGCCCGGCGGACCTTTTCCCGCCCTGTGGGGATACTGATCACCGGCGCGCCATCGTTATCCCGGCGCATCGTGGCGCCCGCGCCGCGCAGCCGGGCGGCGAGGGTGGAAATCTTTTCGCTTGAGTTCGTCATGGCACACCCCCAGGGGGACAACGCCGGGCCGCTCGGCCCTGCAATCAGGGAGAAAAGGCCGGGCCTCGCGGCCCGGCAGTCAGGGAGGAAACGCTACGCAACGCGCCCTCTCATCCGGGGCCGGGCCAGCCCCCAGTCACGCCCGGCGGAACACGCCGGGGCACGGGATCTCAGGTCTCGGGTTTTCGCCGCGCCCGTGCGGGCCGGAATACCAAAGCCGGGCGCGGCGGAATGTCGTAGATCTCGCCGCTCGCCGGGTGGCGCACGGCGCGGCCTTTGCGCATCACGAGGCGCAGCGTGCCGAGGCCGGGCAGGATCACGCGGCCATGCCGCTCGATCTTGCCGCCGATGAAGGCGGCGACATCGCGGCTCAGCAGGCGGGGCATGGCGCAGCCTCCGGTTGCGGGAGAGGTTCGGGGAGATCGGGCACGATGCCGGTTCCGGCGCAGGTGATGCAGGCCGGGCGGGTGCCGTCATGCGTGGTGATGCGCCAGCCGCGCCCGCCGCAATGCGGGCATGCCTTGCCGAGGTAGAACGCGGGGAGGGCGGCGCCGTCACGCATCGGCATCCCCCGCGCTGGCGATGATGTGCTCGATCTCCATCCGCAGCGCCTGCGGCAGGCGATAGCTGTCGCGCATCTCGGCGCGCTCCACGCCATAGCCATGTTTGACCAGCCGCAGCGCGAGCCTCTCGACCGTATAAGCCGCGTTATCGACCTGCATTGCCGCGCGGATCGCAGCCGCGCGAAGTCCGCCGGCACCGGCCCGGTGCAGCGCGAGCAGCAAGGCAGCCTGTTTCTCGGTAAGATCGAAGGCCAGCATCACCAGCACTGCCGGCGCTGACGGCGCAGCGGAGGGTGGCGTGGCGACCGGCATCTCAGCACTTCGCTGCACCGTGCGGCGGCGCGCAGGAGCAGGGCGGGGAGCCGGAACCGGCCGCATCGGCACCGCGCCATGCTGTTTGGCGACGCGCCGCTGCTCCAGTTCCCGCGCAAGGTTCGCCAGCGCATCCGGCGCAAGGTAATGGATGATGGTCCGGCCATTCCGGCCACCCCCCCGCCGCTGCGAAACGGGCAGGTCGAGATCCGCCATCCGCGCGCGGAACCGGTTGAGAAAACCCGAGGTATTGGTCAGCACCAAACCCGCCGCGATCAACTCGGCGGTGGCAACCCCTTCCGCGCCGGCCTGTACCAGCGCAAAGAGCATGGCGGTTTGCTGCGCGGAAAGGCCGAGCAGGGTTGAAAACTCCCGCCGCATTTCGGCATCCGCTTTGGCTTGCGCAGCCGAAAGCGCCTTGCGCGCCTCGCGGGCGGCGGCATCCGCGTCAAAAAACGGGGAGCGGTAATGCACGCGCGGATCGAGCGTGCCGGGATGGCGATGGATAAGGCTCATGACGCGCCCCCGCCCGAGAGAAGCCGCCGCGCCCGGCTCACGCGGCGGCCGCTCTCCCGCGCCGCATCGAGATGCGCCTCGCCGCGCGCATGGAGCCTTTCCGCCGCGCGCAGATGAAGCTCCCGGCTGATCGCCTGCCAGATCGCATAGACGAAGACCGGCGAGAAAAACGCGAACATCACCACCGAAACGAGCGCCCGCTTGATCCTCTTCATCGCTGCATCTCCTCGATTTCCGCCTTGAGCCGGGCGAGGTCGGCCTCGATCGCGGCGAGCCGTCCGGCCCGCGCCGCCCCGTCGAGCCAGGCCGGCGGCGAATGCATCAGCGTGGCGAGAAATTCCGGGCCATAGGCGCCGATCATCGCGAGCAATGCGCCTGCGCCCGGCGCGGAACCGCCGGCCAGCCACTTGCGCACCTGTTCGGCCCTGACGCGCCCGCCGGTCTCCGCCTCCACCTGTTCCGCCGGTTTCGCGGCGTGGCGGCGGCGGATGAACCCGGCGCAGCGCTCGGGGATGCGGGACAACGCTCCCGCCTTCGGGGAAAGCGCTCCACGGGCGGGGGAAGACCTTCCCGCGCCGCAGCGGCTATTCCCGCCGCCAGAAAGCGCGAAGGCGGGCCTCATGGCGCCGCCTCCGGCGCCGGACCCGCGCCCTCGCCAGCCGGAGCAGCGGGCCGGAACGAATCGGAGACGAGATGGAGAAGGCCGTGCTGCCGCGCGAGATGATCGAGAAGCAGGGTCTGCGGGCGCGTTTCGGGGCGCCCGCCGATGAGCCGGGAAATCGTGGACGTATCGCAACCGATCGCGACGGCGACCTGCGGGCGCGAGAGCCCGGTTGCGTCCAACAGAAGGGTGATGCGGTTTGTCATGCCGCTAACATGCATTTTACATGCTGCATGTCAAATGCATTTTACATGCCTTCTGGAGTCATGCCTTTGCGATGAAAGAAATGGAGCGAATCCAGCAGGGCGAGCGCCTTCGTGCCGCGCGAGAGCGCTTGAATCTGTCCAAGGCAGATGTCTACACCGCGCTTGGCATACCAAAGAGCACGTACGAGCAGTACGAGAACGGCCGCCTCGGACTCTCTCAGGTTGGAGACCGGCTTGCGCGATATCTCCGCGTCGATCTCGCTTGGCTTTTGACGGCGCGCGGCAAAATGGACGGGAAAACCGCGCCATCAGAGATTGCGGTTTTTGGTGTTGTTGGCGCCGGCGCCTCGATACTTCCGATCGAGGATGATTCAACAGCAATCAGCGTCGGCGACATCCAGCTTCCCAGCGCAGAGTCCATCGGCGCGGTGATCATCAAGGGCGATTCGGGCTATCCGCGCTTTCAGAATGGCGAGATCCTGATTTTCTATACCCGCCAGCTCCGCGCGGAGGATGTGCTTAACCGTCAGGCCATCGTGCAGACATGGGAGGGGCGGAAGATGATCAAGACAGTGCGGCGCGGGCGCGAGAAGAACCTCTACACGCTGGAAAGCTTCAACGCGCCACCGGAGCACGATGTGGAAATCATGGCAGCATGGCAGATCTACGGGCTGCTTTTCTGCCGATAGGTTTCGTCAACGATACATAAACCATATGGGCTTGCAGCGCATCGTCCGCGTCTGCTGGGGTGCGTAACCAATGAAGAGGTTCCGCACGTCAATCGGTTGATTTGTAAGCGCCAATTCGAAAACGGTTGCCTTGACTGCGGAAATTCCCGTGCCGCTGTTTCCTGAGAACTCACATTCAATTGAAATATCCTTTATCGGAAAAGATGATCGGTTCACGATTTCCGCTGTAATTGTCACTCGACCAAATTCGTTTTTAGTCCACCGCAGCTTATCAATAGCTATTTGTTGAAGTATTTCTGTGCGCTTGGCCGCTGCTGTTGCCAACAAGGAATCGCCACCAGATGCGCCGGTGGCGGTGATTTTCGATGGAGGTGGCGGCAAATAGTGTCCGAATAGCGCTAAAAATACCAGAAACGCAACAGGCGTTACGACCATCCATTTGAGAACTCGCATAGTCATTCCACCAATGTTAGGAATTGGTCATGCGTACAATACAAAATGGCCTGCCCGTCCATGATCCTGTCGGCAGCGGACTTGAGTTTCTGCCCGCCGTCCTCCGGGCGCGGCCAGCCGGAAACGATCAGGGTGGTCCGGGTTGTTACGCCCGGTTTCACCACGCCGCCCAGCGCCGCGACCCGTTCGGCCATCTCCTCGCGCGAGAACGGCAGATCGCCGGTGAACACAACGACCTGCCCTTGCAGCGAGGGCGGAACGCCGGCTGAGCGTGCCAGCACCGCGCCCCAGCCCGCGCCGATCGGCGGCACCGCCCGTGGCGGCGTGGGTGGAATGACGCGGATATCGCGGATCGCGAAATGCGGCGCGGCCTCGGCGGCGCTGAGCCCGAGATCCTTCAGGGCGCGCAGGAAAACATAGGCGGCGGCAATCGCATCCTGTTCGGCATCGTGATCCGCCTTGAAGCGGATCCCGAACCCCGCGCCGAGATCGCGCAGCTTGCGCGAGGGTGCCTCCGGCCAGGCCGCGCGCGCCGCCTCGAGCCCGTCAAGCCACACCAGCGCGGGAAAGGGAAGCCCGGCCGCCGCGCAGGCCGAGCCGATCGCGCGGGCATCGAACGGCCCGTAGCTCATGACCGGGGAGGCGCCGATTTCGGCCAGAACCTCCGGCAGCACGGCCCCGAACGGCGCGGCGCCGCGCACCCGCGCCGCGTTGAGCCCATGGATCTTGGTGAACTTCGGGTCAAACGGCCGGGCGGGATCGACAAGCCAGGAGCGGCGGCGAAGCTGCCCGCCCGTGAACCCCACAAGGCCGATCTGGCAGATCGACCCCGGCCAGGGGTCCGCCGTCTCGACATCGATCGCGACAAAAATGCTCAATTCCCAAAGCCCCGAACCCGCATGCGAAAGACTACTTCGGTAAAGCATGTAAATTGCATTTGACACTCTGCATGTAAAATGCATTCTATGCGCATATCGCCACCGGAGCCACCCCATGTCGCTTCGCCAACCCCGAATTTCGCCCGCCGCAGCCTTCGCGGTTCGCGCCGGCCTTGCCGCCGCGCTGCTCGTTGCCGCGCTCGCCGGCCTGCTGGCGCGGGACGATGCGGCGCATCGCGCCTGCGCCGAGGTTCACACCCCCGCCACCTGCATTCACATCCTGAGAGGTTGATCATGACCACCGAAACCCTGCGGACCCTGTTCAGCGAGCCGCATCGCCCGCCGCCGCCCCGCACGCCCGAGGAGGCTTGGGCGTGCCTCACCCCGGAGGAGCGGGACGAGGCGATGCTGCGCGCGCCCGAATTCATCGCCGTCTTTCGCGACCTTCGCCGGGAATTGCCGCCCTTGATGAGCTATCTCGTCCACAAGCGCTGGCTGTCGCTCAGGCCGGGGGCTGGAACATGAGCACCCGGAAAAAGCCGGCCCTGCCGGCAACCCGCATCGGCGCCACGCGGAGCGATTTCATCACGCTCGATGCCCTGCGCATGGGCGAACTCTTCATCTGCTGGCGCGAAGGCGCGCGCATGCCGAATTCGTTTCACGCCACCGAGGAGGAGGCCCGCGCCATGGCGCGGCAGCGCGTGCGGCCGGGCGAGACGATGTGCGTGCTTCACGCGCGCATCGCGACTTCCCTCACCGCGAGCACGCATATCGCCGAGCGCGAGGCACCCGCCGCGCCCGAACCCGGCGCAACCCAAATCCTGAGAAGTTGAGATGAAAACCACGGTTCTCACGCTGGCGCTGGCCGCTGCGCTTTGGGCCTGCGGGCAACCCGAGGCGGCAATCATGGTTCTCGGCACGATGCTGGCGTTCGGCGTCGCGCTGCTCCTCGCGGGGCTCGCCGTCTTCGCCCTCGCGATCTGGTGCGACGCCCGCAAAAAGCCCGCAACCCCAAGGGAGTGATACCCATGACCGCGAACGAGTTCCTTTTTCTGATCTGGGGCGCCACGGCGGCCTATGTCAGCATGATCATCGTGATGTGGCCCGCCTGCGGCTATTTCGCGCGGCGGGACGCGCGCCTTCGCAGGGAGCGGGGGGCGCGCGGTGGCTGAGTTCTTTGCGCGATCCGCATCCGACAAAACTGATGACTGGCCTTTTTGGTTCGTGGCCCGGCGTGATCAACCTGGAAGAAACGTGTTGGTCGAGGCTATCAAAATCGCCGGTTTTGAGTATTCGGGCGGCTGGACGCTAACCTGTCGGGAAGCGGCTGAATTGATTGCCAAAGAGGCAAACAAGAAAGAGAGCCGGCAATGACGGCGCCGCTCACCCCGAACCAGCGCGAGGCGCTGCACCACGCCGGCACGCGCGGGCTGGTGCCCTGCCGGGGCGGGTTCCGCCGCCCGCATGTGCCGCGCCGCGAATGCACGCAACACACAATCGCCCGCCTGTACGAGGCGGGCCTTGTCCTACCCGACGAGCGCGGGCTGATCCGCCCCACGGAGCAGGGCTACGCGGAGATCGGGCGGCGCTACACGCGCCAGCTCGCCGGCAACGGCAGGTGAGGGGGCGCGATGAAGAACAAAGCTGCTTCATTTCGAGATGCAATCAAGCGATGCCAGTTCAATGCCGATGACCCGAGCGACATTGCGGCCGAAGCATGCCGGCAGGCCGTTCTAGAAGCCGCTGCCAAAGCTCTATCGTGGCCTCAAGGCGACAATCCGGTCGCTCATTTTGCCGGTGCATACGTCGCGCTATGGCAAATCGCAATCGCTTCATATGGCGTGGAGGGCGCTGAGCCGCTCATGCGCGAGCTTTGGGATTGGTCCCGCGAGTTTGCGATGGAGATATCGACATGACCTTCATCACGCCGAAACAGGCGGGGCGATGATGCGCAACATCTCCTTCGCCCTCACCGAGCCGCAGTTTCTCGACGGCACCAAGGACGTGACACGCCGCACGGGATGGACCTTCCTGAAGCCCGGCGACCGGTTGCGCGCCGTTCGCAAGGCCATGGGGCTGAAGAAGGGCGAGAAGGTCCACGTTCTCGGTGTGATCGAGATCGTCAGCGTCCGGTGCGAGCCCCTGCTCAACATCTGCCGTGAGATGGGCGGCACGTCGCGCGAGGGCTTCCCGGAGATGACCGGGCTCGACTTCATCAGGTTCTTCTGCGCTTCGCACAAGCATTGCACGCCGGAAACCATCGTCACCCGTATCGAATTCAGGAGGGTGAGCGATGCCTGACGGTCTGATCATCGACAGCTTTGCAGGCGGGGGCGGGGCCTCGACCGGCATCGAATGGGCGCTCGGGCGCTCGCCGGATTTCGCGATCAACCACGATCCCGAGGCGCTGGCGATGCACGCGGCGAACCACCCGAACACCGTGCATCTCACCGAGAACATCTGGAAGGTCGATCCCGCCGCCGTAACGAAGGGCAAGCCGGTCTTCCTGCTTTGGGCCAGCCCGGATTGCCGCGACTTCTCCAAGGCGAAGGGCGGTGCTCCCACGTCGAAATCGGTGCGCGGGCTCGCCAATGTGGTGATCTATTGGGCGAAGGTCGCGCGGCCGCAGATCATCCTGCTCGAAAATGTCGAGGAATTCGCGCAATGGGGGCCGGTGCTGCCGAACGGCAGACCGTGCCCGGCGCGGCGCGGCATGGAGTTCGCGCGCTGGGTGCGCGCGCTCGAGGCGGAGGGCTATCAGGTCGAATGGGCGGAGAGCCGGGCGTGCAACAAGGGCGCGCCGACGATCCGCAAAAGGCTCTATCTCTGCGCGCGGCGGGACAACAAGCCGATCATCATCCCGCCGGTCACACACCAGCGGGCGGACCACCCCGACGTGAAGGCCGGCAATCTCGCGCCGTGGCGCACCGCGGCGGAAATCATCGATTGGCATTTGCCGTGCCCGTCGATCTTCCTGACGAAGGCGGAGGCGAAGGAAAAGGGTCTCAAGATACAGCGCCCGCTCGCGGCGAAGACCATGAGCCGCATCGCGCGCGGCTTCAAGCGCTATGTGCTGGATCGGGCCGACCCGTTCGTTGTGACATGCAACCATAGCGGGGCAGGTTTTCGCGGTCAGGGTCTTGACCAGCCGCTCAATACGGTGGCGGCCGCGCGAGATGCGCACGGCCTCGTATCGCCCTATCTGGCCGGTGTCGGCGGGAGAATGGGCCAGTCCGGAGAACGCCCGGCAGATGCGCCGTATCATACGGTCTGCACCAAGCCCGACACCGTGATCGTCACGCCTTACATGGCCGTAAATCGATTCGACGCAACGGGGCGCGCGATCGATGAGCCCATGCCGACGATCACCGCCAACAGCTTCGTCAAGCGCCCCGGCGCGGGCGGGCCACTCTCTGTTGTCGCGCCTTACATGAGCTACGCGCAGCAGGGCGGCGCAAACCGCGCGGCGGATGATCCGATGCACACGGTTTGCGCGAGCCGGAAGGATCAGAACCAGGTCGTCACCGGCCTTCTTGTCCCGCGCTATGGAGAGGCCGAGGGACAGGAGCCGCGCTCACGAGATGTGCTCGAGCCCGCGCCGACCATTGTGCCGACCGGCAACGGCGGGGATCTTGCGGCGGTCTATCTCGCGCAGCACAACGGCGGTGAGCGCGCGCCGACCGGTCGAGCCGCCGATGCGCCGGCCGGAACCATCACCACCGAGGGATCGCAGATCCAGCCCGTCATGGCCTACCTCTCCGCGCTCCAGAACAACACGGTGCGAGGCGACATCAAGGAACCGCTGGGAACCGTGCTCGCGGACGGCCAGCATCATTCGATCGTGCTGCCGTTTACATCCACCTATTACGGCGTCGATCAGGCCCCGGAGATCAACGAACCGCTGGCTACCGTCACGACGAAGGACAGGTTCGCTCATATCGAAGCGCCGGCAGATGCGCCGCCGCTCGCGGATTGGCAGATCGATCGCGCCCGCGCCGTCGCGGAGTTCCTGCGCGCCGAGGGCGTCTGGCGCGGCGGCGAGTTCGTCACGGTCGGCACGTTCATCGTCTGGGATATCGGGATGCGGATGCTCACGCCGCGCGAGCTGGCGCGCGCGCAGGGCTTTCCGGACACCTACGATATCACGGCGGGCAGCACGCTCACGGAGACCGCGCAGCGCCACAAGATCGGCAACAGCGTGAGCCCCTACGAGGCGGCGAGCTGGGCGTGGTGGAACTGCGTCCACGCGCTCACCCTGCCGGACGTGAAGCGGAAGAAGCGGGCGGTGCTGCCCGTGTTTTCCCGCGCCGAAGACAACCCAGCCGACATGTTCGAGGAGGCAGCAGCATGAGCACCAACAGCCCCATGACTGAGCAAGAGCTTATCGAGAAGATGGCGAGGGCGATATTCGCCACGCAAGGCATGTGCCACACCGATGACAAGCGCATGTTTGAGCCAGTCAAATGGGAAGAACTGGACGATGACGACTACCAGTGCGTACGCGCCGGGTATCGCCAACAAGCCATCGACGCCCTCTCCGCCACCACCATTCCCGTCTCAACCCTCCTGTCCATTATCAAGGGAGGGGCGGTCGTGGTGCCGGTGGAGCCTACGGAAGTGATGGCCAACGCTGCGTGGAAAGCTATCGGCCTCAGCAAGAGAGAGAAATCGGAAGCATCGAAGCATCTCAACCCGCATATCGGCGGCAAGGATGAAGCGAATTGCATTCGCGCCTACCGCGCCATGATCGAAGCGAGGCCGAAATGAGCAAGCGCCGGGTCGTTGAAGGTCTCGATCCTGTTTTCGTCAACCGGGAGGCGCTGTGCACGCTGTTGATGATCGGGCAGACCACGCTTGCGGACTGGCTCCGGCGCAAGGTTATCCCCGATCCTCACATCCGGGACGGCGGAATCGAGCGCTGGCACTGGCCCAGCGTCGAGGCGGCGCTTGCGCGCCCGGCGGTGCCGGTTGAAAGTGCCGCCGAGGTAGATCCATCGGTCGCGGGGGCGTTGCGTGTCGGCAAGAAGAGTGCTCACCGTGCCGTTGCCTGAAGGCGTTTTCCGCGTCATCCGCAAGCGCAAGAAGGGTCCGCCCCGGATCGATTGGTATTTTCAGGCGGGCAGGGGGACGAAATCGGCCGGGCCGATCACGCGGCTGCGCAACGCGCCGGGGGATCGCGGCTTTGTCGAGGAGGTCGAGGCCGCAGCCGGCATCACGCGCATTATCGATCCGCTCAGCGTTGCCGCCATGGTCGCGGCCTATCGCGGCGACGAGCGCAAGGGCATCCCCGGCGCGCCGGAATGGGAGCGGCTGCGCAAACGCACGCGCGAGGATTACTCGATCTACCTCGACAAGATCATCGAGGCCTGGGGCGAGCTGCCGGCGCGATCGATCACGGCGCGCGGCGCCTATACATTCCGGGACGCAATGGCGGAAACCCCGGTTGCCGCGAACCACGCGATTTCCATCGCCCGCACGCTGTTCGGCTGGGGCATCCCGCGCGGGTTCTGCGATACGAATGTGTTCCGGGATGTCGCGGCGATCAGGGTCGAGCATGACAGCGCGAAGCCGTGGCCCGAGGAATTCTATGCTTTCGTGATCGCGAACGCGCCGCAGGACATCCGCCGCATGGCGATCCTCGGCCGCGCGACCGGCCAGCGCCGGAGCGATCTTGTCCAGATGCGTCCGGTCGATGTGCAGCGCGGTGGCGTGACAATGAAAATCGGCAAGCTGCGTGACAAGGAACACTGGGTGCCGCTCACCCAGGCGCATCTTGCCGAGATCCGGTCATGGCAGGGCTTCCCGGCGGCGCCCTTCCTCGTGTCGGCGGCGGGAAAGGGGTACAGCCCGGATCATCTCAACAGCCGGTGGAATCGCTGGAGGGCCAGCGAGGCAGCACTGCCGGTGCGCGATTACGATTGCTCGATCCACGATTTACGGGCGACCGCGGTATGCGATCGCCGCCTCGCAGGGCTCACGCATCAGGAGATCGCCGCGCAGATCTGCATGTCGATCGAGATGGTGATGCGCTATTCCAAAAAAATTGACCAGGAGGCCCTTGCCAAATCGGGCATGACACGGCTAGAACGCGCTGAGAACGGGGCCGTTGTAACGCCCTCGGTCACACCTTGA